GCCGGCGGTTGGCAGTTGAAGGACAACATCGCGTTCGGCCCGTTCGGTTGGAAGGCCAAGGCGCTTGACGACACCAGCATTACTATTCCGGTGCTCGGCCCTTGCGCGTTGTTCCTGTCCGGCGGCGAGCAGGGCGGCCGGTGCGAGGTAGCGGACGCCGACACCGGGTTTATGGCGCGGCCGGATCTGCCGCCGGAAGGACCGCAGGGCATGGTGGTGCCGGTAACGATCCCGGCTAATGCTGCGTACCGGGAAGTGACGATCAAGCCGTTGACGACCGGGATTACGTTCTACGGGCTGCGCTGCCGCGACGAGCAGCCGCGGTTGTCCGGTTTCACGTTCAACTATTCGGTGTTGCCGCTGCCATGAACAAATATTGGCTGCCGGATTGGGTCAGTAAACGCATGCGGAAGAAAAAATGACCGCGCGCAAGTATCTTCCGACTGTTGCCGAGTTGATCGACCGGCTCAGCATCGTGCTGATGAAGTCTGTTTTTATTCCTGAGAATCGCGACAAGTATCGCGATGAGATGCTACTGATAATGCATGATATCGGAACGACCAGCGCTGGCCTGCAAGCACCAAATTTAATTTACGCTATTCTGGTTTTGATGCTGGCCAATCGTTTTATCTGGGAGAACGAGGCGCGTGTTCGCGAGGGTGGGCTGGACGAAGGTCATCGACTGCGGATGACGCATGCTGTCAACGGTGTGCGCACCGCTGCAAAAAATAAAATTGCCGAGTATTTTGGCGAGCGCGTGGATCTAAAAGTGGACTGCCTCGCTGGTGACCTTCCAAAAGAATACGGCAATTGGGATGTGTTCTAATGAACCTCTATCAGATTCTCGTCGTCACCGAGAAAGAGTTGGATGAAATGTCGGTCGCCAAGCCCAATGAGCAGGGCTTGCCGAGATACTGTTGTGTCACCAAGGCTGGCACGCTACGGTTCTGGCCGCGGGTTGAAGTCGGCAAATGTAATCTATTCGCGCAGGAGGGAGCATGAGAATCCTTATCAGCGGCTCGCACGGTTTTGTCGGCCGCCACTTCTGCAAATATTTTCTCGATCGCGACCACAAAGTTGTTGCCATCGACAACATGGTGGCTGGCAGGCCGCACGAGGCGTGGATGTTTCAGCCGAACGACAAGACACATTTCGCGCAGTTGTTTTGCGATCTGCGCTCGTTCATGGCGACGCGGCCGAGCCGCGAGTGGGGGCCGCAGTCGTTCGATCTGATCATCCATTGCGCCGCGGTTATCGGCGGCCGGCTCAAGATCGAGGAAGATCCGCTTGCGGTCGCCACCGACCTGTCGATCGACGCTGAGTTTTTCAATTGGGTGGTTCGGGCTAAACCAATGCCGAAGGTGATTTATTTCTCGTCGTCGGCGATCTATCCGCTTGAGTGGCAAACCAAGCAGAAGCAGCATTTATTTTTGCACGAGGCTATGGTGCATTTCAACGGCGCCACTTTCGGCGTGCCCGACATGACTTACGGCTTTGCCAAGCTGGCCGGCGAGTATCTGGCCAAGTTTGCCGCCGAGAAGTACGGGCTGAACGTCAAGGTGTATCGCCCGTTCGGCGGTTATGGCGAGGACCAGGATCTGACCTACCCGTTCCCATCGATCATCAAGCGGGTGACGGATGGCCACGACCCGGTGCTGGTGTGGGGTTCCGGCGACCAGCAGCGCGACTTTATTCACATCGATGACGTGGTGGATGCCGTGATCACCACTATGGACAAGCTCGCGCCGGGCGAACCGCTCAATCTTGGTTCGGGCAAGGCCACGTCGTTCTTTGAACTGGCCGAGCAAGCTGTCTATCTGGCCGGTACTGGGGCGTCGGTGATCAACGATCCGCGCAAGCCGGAAGGGGTGTTCAGCCGGGTGGCCGACGCGACCAAGCTATCGCAGTGGTGGAAACCCAAGATATCCTTGGCCGAGGGTATCCAGCGCGCACTTGACCGGGCCAAGGTCAAGGTGTAGTTTAATAGACTACAGAGGGTCGGCCATGATTTTTCTTTACGCCAGGGTGAGCACACTAGAGCAAGCTCGGGATCTTGCTGTCTCTATTCCCGAGCAGTTGCGCAAGTGCCGCGCGGTAGCGACGATGCGTGGCGCATCCAAGTTCGATTACATCGAGTATGTGGACGAGGGCGTATCCGGGTCGATTGCGCTCAATGCTCGGCCTTATGGCCGTGAGATGATGATCGCCTGCAAGGAAGGCGATCTTATTGTTGCGGCCAAGCTCGACCGCTTGTTCCGGTCGGCGACCGATGCGCTCAACACCATCGAGTTGTTGGGCAAGATCGGCACGTCGTTGATCATATTGGACATGGGCGTTGAGCCGATTACCGGCAACGGCATTTCCAAATTGTTCTTCGGCATTCTGGCGATGATGGCCGAGTTCGAGCGAGACCGGATCAGGGAACGTACTGAGGAGGGTAGACGTGGTAAGCGTGCTCGTTGTGGTTTTATGGGCGGCGGCGTGCCTTACGGTTTTCAGTCTGTTGGCATGGGCCGTGATGCTGTTCTTGCTCCGCATGAGCAAGAACAGGAAGTGGTAAAAACCATCAAAGCGATGGTTAAGAACGGGCACAGTCCTGGCCGGGTGGCGCGGTATTTGACGATGTACCATCCGTCGCGAACCGGCAAGCCGTGGCAACAGGTACAGGTGGAACGGATTTTGCAGCATGGGTGATCGCACACAAGCCGTTAATTTCTTCAACGCCGGACTCAAGGCGACCAAAGATCAGTCATACAAGGATTGGGCGACGCATGCGTTCGGCCTGTTCAACTCGGCCTGCATGGTCGATCCGACTTTCGGCAAGGGCTGGTATCAGAACGGCAACAACAACGGCGATCTCAACCGGATGCACGCCGCCATCGCCTGCTATCGTCGCGCTTTGCGCGGCGATCTCGACACCGAGGAACGGATTTTTTGTCTGTCTAATTTATCGTGGCGGCTGCACCAGATCGGCGAAATCGAGGAGTGCCTAACGATGGCACAGGCAACGGTCGAACTAGGACCGCAACATCCCTACGGCTGGGTTAATCTATCTGTGGCTCATGGTGCGTTCGGCGAAAGGCTCGCGTGCGTCAATGCGGCGTGGAAGGCTTACGAGATCGCGCCGAATGATACTACTGTGCAGTTCAGTTTGGCGTTCGCTTTGTTGTTTAACGAGGAGTACGCGGAAGGCCTGAAATTTTTCGAGGCGCGGTTTCCATCTCGGCTCAAGCATTATTTGACGTATCCTTATCCGAAATGGCTCGGCGAGCCGAACAAGACCGTGTTTCTGGTTTCGGACCAAGGTTTGGGCGATTCACTGTCGTTCTCGCGCTATCTCGATCTAGCGTCAAAGCGGGCGCGGTATATTCACGCCATGGTGCATCCGGCATTGCTGCGGGCAATGACGCAAGCTTTCAGTCATTTGCCCAATGTGAATTTCATTCCGGTCAGTTCTGGTTTTCCGCAAGCTGATGTGTGGACGACGTTCGTTAGTTTGCCGTTTGCTTTGGGCCTGACCAACGATGAGATCAAGAACACGCCGCACCCGCGGTTGCCGATCTATGACATCTCAAGCCATTGGAAACTGTCGGATTGCAAGCTGCACATCGGTATCCAGTGGGGTGGTGCGCCCCTCAACGATATCGACAAGTGGCGCACTATTCCGGTCATGCATTTTCTTGATTTGTACAAAGTGCCCGGCGTGCAGCTATATGCGCTGCAAATGGACGATCATCGCAACGAGATGTTGCAGGGCTCGTGCGAGTCCTTGATCCGCGATCTGTCGCCGTGGGTCAACGACATCACCGACACCTGTGCGATTCTCAAGCATCTCGATCTGGTCATTTGCTGCGAGTCGTCGCTGGCGCATATCGCTGGTACAATGGGCAAGGAAGTATGGATTCCCTACGCGCACCATGCCCACGACTACCGGCTTGGGCACGACGGCAGCGCAATATTGTGGTATAAGCATCATCGCTTATTCATCCAGAAACGCGATCGGCAGTGGGAACCCGTTTTTGCCGAGATCGTAAAGGCACTACAGGAGAGGGTCGATGCCAGTAAATGGCCACAAATTCAAGAGCACGCAAAACGACCCCGACGCGCAATGGTTCGCTGACCACTCCGATCGCAGCGCGCGCATTCGCATGCCGGTCAAGATGTTGCACATCGATAAGCAGCGCCGCACGTTTTACGCGGACGAGTGCCAAGCCGAGTTTCAATCGTTGGGCGGGCATAATAAGGATCGACGGTGGATTTTGTTGTGGAAGGTGCCGCCGGATAATCCGTACTATCGGGCAGACAAGGCGCCGATCTTGAAAATCCCGATGCTGGCATTTGGCGATGAGTCGATCGAGGATACCGATGCGGTGTTGTTGCCGCTCATTCATGACCTGATGGTGGACGCCGCGCGGCAGTATGGCGCTATACCAAACCAAACGGGGCACGGATGAGTTGGTCTAGGTCAGTTTTCAGTTCCATGGCGCAGGAGATCGCTTACGACGATGACGCGCAAGAAATGATCGTGACCTGGAACAACGGGCGGCAGTCGGCTTATGCCGACGTGCCGGAAGATGTCGCGCTCGATGTTGCCAACGCCGCGTCGGTAGGGCAAGCTATTAACCAGATGATCAAACCCAATTACTCTCATCGCTATGTCTAGCTATTCTGAGCCATTTACCAAGATGGCGACTGCGATCGACCATAACGCCGACGCGCCGTTTGCCGGCGCCGCGGTCATCATTCCGCCAGGGCAGAGTCAGCCGATCGAGTTGTTTCAAATGGGGTCAACGACCGACGAGGGCCAATTTTGGGCAACGATACTCACCAGTATCCAGTTGCGGATGAAGCAAATCGAGGACCAGCAGAAGGTTGGCAGGACATTCGGCATGCGTTAAAGTGGCGCAATGCCTGGTTGGATTGAAGCGAAGCGCGACGCGACTGAGGAAGGATTTTACCAGTTCCTTAATTGCTGCTACGTTAATTCACGTGACGCTGGGCGCATCTGTCTCGGCAAGTCGCTATACGAAGGCCAGATCCGGGCAATAACCGAGATTTTCGACGCGCTCGAACAAGACATTCACGACATTTACATTTTGAAATCCCGGCAGCTTGGTATGTCCACGTTGATACGGGCGTTGTCGATTTTCATGATCGGCGTCCATAAGGGGCTCAAGGGTGCGATCGTTTTTGATTCGGCGGAAAATCGAGCCGAGGCGCGCGACGAGATCGAAGTGATGTTGCAGGAGCTTCCTGCCAACTTGCGCTTTCCGACCATCAAGCGAAACAATCGCGAGGGTTTGATTTTAAGCAACGACTCTAAAGTGTCGTTCATGTCGGCCGGCGTGAAGCGGTCAAAGACCAGCGGTACGCTGGGTCGGTCCAAGGGTTTGTCGTTCGCACATTGCTCGGAAATGTGTTCGTGGGACAATGACGAAGGCTTGGAAGCTTTCAAAAATTCGTTGTCCGATGTCAACCCGGATCGTTTGTACATCTGGGAATCAACTGCGCGCGGTTTTAATCAATGGAATATGATGTGGGAGGATGCGCGCCAGGATCCTGCGCACTGCAAGTGCATTTTTCTGGGTTGGTGGTCGAAGGAAACTCAAACTATTCCGAGGGAGCATCGCGATTTTCGTTTGTATGGCCAAACACCGCCGACTGACGAGGAAACGCATAAGATCAAGCAAGTCAAGGAACTGTATTCCTATGACGTGACGCAGGAGCAGTTGGCATGGATCAGGCGCAAGATGGATCCGGCGGCGCAGCAGCAGGGTGACGCCGATCCCAAGTTCGAGGGCGATCCGACGCGCATTCAAGAGCAGCCTTGGACCGAGATGGAAGCGTTTCAGCAGACTGGCTCGGTGTTCTTTGCTCCTCAGAAGTTGACCGATCAATACAACAATTGGGTCAGCCCGGATTTCAAGACATATATGTATATCGTGCTTGACGAGTTTGCTTACACGCAAGTTCTCAAGGCGCCCAATTCCAAGATGGTCGAATTGAAAGTTTGGGATCCACCAGCTGGCAATGACGGTTGTTATGTCATTGGCGTCGATCCAGCGTTTGGCACCAGCGAGTCAAATGCGCGATCGTGCATCCAGGTTTGTCGTTGCTATGCGGATGGCATCGACCAAGTAGCGGAATACGCTTGGCCGTTGATCACTGCGCAACATCTGGCGTGGGTAGTAGCAAGTTTGTTGGGCTGGTATGGCTCGCAGGCGGCGGAAGTGCGCTATGCGCTTGAGTTGAACGGCCCCGGCATGGCGGTATTCTCGGCGCTCAAGTCGTTGAAATTCCAGCTTGAGAACGGTTATCAGCCGAAGGAAGTTAAGGAAAAGGGGCTGACTGATGTATTCAAAAACGTTAAAACGTACATCTACAGTCGCTTGGATTCAATGGGTGGCGGGTTCAACTACCACATTAAAACGACGCGAGCGACTAAAGGCGCGATGCTGGAACAACTCAGGAATGTCGTTTCGACATCAAAATTGCATATTCGATCTGCCGAGACTATCAAGGAAATGACGGTTGTGGCTCGCGACAAGTTCGATGGCGACGTTATCGGGGTGCCGTCGAGCCACAAAGATGATAGGGTGATGGCACTGGCGTTTGCCGTTCACTGCTGGGAAGAAAAGGTCAGGCGCAACTTGATAAGTCTTAATCGAACGCGGGAAGCGGAAGCAGCGCGGGCCAGCATGAATCTGAGCGATCAAGTGTATTTGTTCCAGCAAAACCAGTTCACGCAGTTTTTTAAGGAAATGCGCATGCAAAGACTTAACACGGCTCGGCAATTGCAGCGTGCAAATTGGAGATACCGCTGATGGCTAAATTCGCGGCGCGATGTCCCGGCTGCCACCGTAAATTTCCATGGGATCCCAAACTCGGCTATCCGACGCGGTGCCCGTTGCCGAACTGCGATTACACATCTCCTGAAATGGACCCTGATGTAATTGTGATCGCGGCGCCGTTCATTCGATCGGCCAACACCGGCAAGACGGATGCTGTCTATCGCGAGCTGGAACGGACATCCGAGGTTCGCGCGCAGATGGCTGCCGATATGGCGGGGGTGCCGGTCAGCGAGATGTCGCATCTGAAAGTGACGAACTTAAAGGACAATACTCGGTCGGGAGAAGTTGCGGCGATGCCGGTTGTCAATCCTGTGACGCAGCAGATGGATTACCTGCGGCAGCGTGGTCAGCCGGTTGGTTTTCAACCAAACGCCGATCAAGCTTACGGTGGTGCTGCTACTTCAGGCGCTGTCACGGTGAACGGCCAAACGGTGCATGGCATCGAGCCGCGTGCAGGTGTGAGAGCAATGGATGCACTTCAAGCACGGTTTAGCCGATGATCCCTGGTGGGATTCCTGAAAATCACGCAAAGCTCGTTACATTTACTAACGAGTTGATCGAGAAGTGCCGTGTCAGCGTCGGTATGCGCAAATCGTATTATCGTTTGCTCAACGCAATTGCCGAGACCGGGAAGTACGACGGGACCAAAGCACTCATCAACATGATGAACCCGTCGTTGCAACGAACGGCGGCGCATCTCTACAGTCCGGTCGAATTGAAATTCGCAATTACGTTCGACCAGCCACAGCCGCCGATAAATTACGCGCGTGCCACCGAAGTTGCCAAGCAGTTGACGTTGACTTGGGAGCGCAACGGGACCGCCAATACGTTTGGTCGCGGTGTGTTCGAGTCGCTCAAGTACGGCGCGGCGTTCTTGAAGCAGTGGACTACTGAGGACGCAGATCATCATCCGGTGTATCGCGACAAGCTGGTGATGCCTTGGAATTTGGGCGTGTACCGCGAGGATCGACCGTTGTCCGAGCAACCGGTTATATGCGAGACCACGTTGCTGACCCTGCCGGAAGTGTGGCAGCGGATTTGGAAATTTCCCAACGCCGAAGATTTGTTGCATCGCATTGCGTCGCATAGTGCTCGCGGTGATGCCGGCCAGGAGCCAAACAGTTTCTTCCATCAGGTTTTGTCAACGTCGCAGTTGAATACCGGCGTGCAGGGTATGGTGAGCCCAGTGCCCGGTGGTATTGTGCAGCTTAACAGCGATCCGAACTATGCGTTGATGGGACCGATCATTGCTCCTGATGTGGTCGAGTTGCACGAGTTATGGGTTCAGGATGAGGATGATTACACGACCATTCAGATGATTGTGCCGGATATTGTCATCACGCCTTGGCACGGTCGGATAGGAAAGGATGAGGTTGTCACTAAGAAGCAAAATCTATTAGCTAAAAATTCCAGGCTTCAGCCGTATCGCATTATTCAGCCTAATGAGACAACCGATTGGATTTGGGGGCGCAGTGAACTGGTAGATGTGCTTGAGCCGCAGCAATTGCTCGGCGCGTGGTGCGACGATGCTAAGCGCTTGATTGGCGCGCAGATCGACAAGTTCATTGGGCTGATCGGTAACAACGCCATATCCGATGAAGTGTACGCGCAGGCACGCATGGCCGGCTACATCAATCTGGAACAAGGTTCGCAGATCACTGATCTTACACCAAAAATTCCGCCGGAATTGTTGCCAATGATCAAGTTCTTGTTGGAGCAGATCAACCTTATTCAAGGCTTTCCGCCGATCATGCAGGGTCAAGGCGAGCCAGGGGTTCGCGCCGGTTCGCATGCCAACACGTTGATGAAAACGGGCTCGCCAACGTTGCGCGACCGTTCGCTGCTAGTCGAGCAGCAATGCGCAGCTTGTGCCGATTTGACATTGACGCTCAAGGAATTGAAGGAAGAACGGTTCTTTTGGACCAAGGCTAACGAGCCGATCAAGGACATCGAGGAAACTAAATTTCTGCTTTCTGATCTACCGGACGATTGGCGGGTCACGGTTGATAGCCATTCGTCGTCGCCGATATTTCAGGATGAGAACACGCAACTCGTGTTTTCGGCTAATTCTAGGGGAATTGTGGATGGTGAGTACGTCATTCGCAACACTGCTTTGCCCAACCCCGAAGCGGCGATCCAGGCGTTCAAGCAAAAGCAACAGCAGGAACGCCAGATGTTTGATCAGTTGCTGAAGTCTGACCCTGAGGCGGCGCATAAGCTGTTGACCAAACAGTTAGGCGGCGGGCACGGCCATCATTGAGGAAAGTGCGGGGTTAACACGCCGGGACTTTGCGGGCGCATGGCGTTGCGCAGGACCGGATCGGCCTTGGCCATTTCCTGCGCTTTAGCTTGTATGCGCGCGTGATGCAGGCCAGTCTCGACCGCGGCCATGCGAGACAGGTCCATATCTTCCAGCATGTACGCTTGAACGTCGGTCGCTTTGATTTCAGCGTGTTGGCCGAAATCGTCGGTGATGATCCAGTTGTTGGCGGGCGATGCGTGGCGCGCTGCTACGAAGGTGTCGGCACTTTCTTTCGTGCGGAATAAAAAAGACCAGTTAGTTCCATTTGGTCCAAAAATAACCGTTAGACGTTGCATTATTTGCTCCTACTTTCAGCCCATTCGAGGAAGGATTTTTTAGGAACGCGGATGCATTGGCGACTGAACCGCCGTATTGGTGGCCCTTTGTTTTCCTGCACCCATGTGTAAAAGGTCATGTAATGCACGCGCAGATAATTGGCGCATTCTTCTAGAGTTAAAAAATCCACATCGTCTTTGAGGATCGATTCTTTGATTGATTTAGATTTTTTCTGCGCCATTCGTGAACTGCGCTCAAGTGAATGAATGAAAACGAAATGGCATATAACATAAACTCCTAGCGCTTGGCAAATGCGGTCCGTAGGTTTGAGGCTGCTAGTCGGTGCCTAATGGTTAGGCCCTGACGCGAAGCAACCCTAACTTGGAGGACACAATGCAACTCGTCCGCAATAGGCGCAAGCATCGCAAGGGCCGCAAGTAAGCCCATGCCTGACGGCACCCCAACTCCTGTACCTGGCCAG